CCAGATCACCCCTGGGGTATTTGATTCTAAATTCTGTATTCTGACTTAAATCTTTTTCTATCAACTCTAAAGTTGTGCTGTGTTTATTTAGAGTTTCAACCACTCCAAAATAAGCCCATACTCCTACAGCTACTGCTGCCACGATGGACAACAGATTACGCATAGGCATTGATACAGATGTATTATCTGATATTTTCATTGGCACCCTTCACAGTCTTGAGTGCTGTCAATGACTACTCCTTCTAATTCTACTTTTTGGCAGTCACAGCTCTCGCACTTACAGCCTTCATGATCGGCCTCGATGCAGTGGCACAAGTGTCCACACTTCTTACAAATTTTTTCGCTCATAGTTACTTATAAAAATCTTTGAATAACCAGTCAACATATCGTTTCCAGAGTTTTTTGAACCATTTTCTGATCATTGGTTCCCTCCCCATGATTGCAGAAGAAGTCATATCTTCTAGTTAATAGGTTTATTTTATTATGCGATAATTAATATCACAACGATTACGATGATCACTGCTGAAACCTTTTTGTGGTTCCAAGCTAGCGCCCATAATCTTTTGGCATGTTGTTTAATTGTCTCCATGTTCCCTCCGTTTGTGTTTAACTTTACGCGTAAACTTGGTTTTATCTGTAAATCGTTTGGAAGTAAAGAATTGAAGCACCCTTGCAATAGGGTTTCTACCCTTGATTTTCTTTTTAATTAGCAGTTATTTTTATCTAAATCTATTGGTTTGCCGTCGCTATGAAACCATATCCATGAAGAAATCTTAGTTCCTTCTTGTGTATAGGTACATTTTTTGCCCACAGAGCAAGCGCTTAAGGCGAACAAGAAAATTAGAAGTATAAATATTTTATTCATGGTTTCCTTATAATATGTTTTCTCAAAGCTCTCACTAGTCTTTCTATATTATCTATAATGTCAATTAAAGTCTTATCTTTGATGAAATGTTGCTGTGATTTTAGTTCATCGTACTCTTTTAAGGGAATTTGCACAGTTCGTGATAGACCTGATTCATTTTCGTAAGAGGCAGCTTCAGCTCGGTCCTGAGTTTCCTCCTGAAGAACATTAGCTAGTTTTCCTTCTTTAACTAATTCTCTGTGCCTATCGAAAACAGTTTTCTTATCTGCTGACATGTTTCGCACTCCTTTGAGTCATCTACAGTGAACCCTTTTGAATGAGTTTTATTGGTAGAAAACTGTAATCATATCTATACCCGCTAAAGTCGCATGAGCATTCGTAGAACAATACAAACCATCGCCGGGAACCTCTACTTGATAAGCTGTAGCTTCTCCTGCAGTTGCTGATCCTAGGGGTGTATCTACCTTAAGAACCGTTGCACCTGATGTACCATTTTTAAAAGTAATACTTCCTGCTGTCGTATCAGCAAGATAATAAACCCCAAATATTCGGGTAGGTCGTTCCGCACTATCACTACCAGTAATGTAACCAGATGTGACCATATTTTTCGATTTTACATTTACTTTATCCATAATTCTCCTAGTTCTGCGAGCTCCCGAAGGAGCTCACAAAATTATTTATCTATTAACTCCACGCCGCAGCGCCTGTGTCAAAAGTAGGCCCATTAGCGAAATCATAAGCAAAATCCCAAGTGCCTTTTTCAAAGCACGTGAAATAAATAAAACACCCATGAGTTAAACTATTAGTTGCTGCTGCCGCAGGTGTATACGTTAATACCGTTTCACTTGCTGCAGACGTATCTATAGTTGATGCTGCTCCAGTAGTTCTACTTTCCACTTTTGAGCCAGTTCTATAAACATCACTGCCAGCGCACGTAAATGTAAGTGCTTTTCCGCCTGCTGCATTAGTGTCATCTGTTTGGTAATGTACTACTACAGTTCCTGCCGTAGCTGCCGGTAAAGTAACCGCTTGTGCTGCATCACCGTCAAAGTCATTAACTGTGATTACATTAGCCGCATAAGTTAATGTTGCGTTTGTTGCAACAGTAGTAGCAGTCAGACTAGTAAGATCTGGTTTCGTTCCCAGAGTTCTTGCAGTATATGCTCCTGTTGAAGTATTTTTATTGACCTGTTGAAATCCTTTTTCGGATCTAACCGGACCGTTAAACGTTGTTGTTGCCATTTTATAATCCTCCTAGATTATGTGGATATCGTCTCTAGGTCGTCGACTATACTCGTCGATATCCAATTAATTAATTGTATAGTGAGTGAAATATACATAAAAAAAGGGGCGAAGTAAACTCCGCCCCTTCCTGTTAGTTTTTTATTAAGATTACGTTGATCCAGAAGATCCGTATACACATCTAGGGTCAGAAAAGCCGAAGCTGTATCTTTCTCTAGCTTTGTAACGAACGTTTCCAGTATCAAAGTCACCTTCCATAGCTGTTCTTAAGGCTGCTCTAACGAAGTGTTTAAAGCCATTCGGCGTATCAGTCTTTATGAACCAGGCATTAGTGTCATTCAAGTAGTGATTGACTCTATATCCTTCTGGAATCATATTCATGTTCGCGATAGCGTTAATGTCATTGTCAGCAGTTCCAACTCTCAACGGAGATTTTAAGATTCTTTCAGCTGTAAATTGTAATTCTTTTGGAAGTATCAATTTAGTCCCTTGAATAGAGATCTTAAGCCCTCTTTCGTCGATGAATGCAGCAATATTAATTAATGCTGATTCTAAAGAGGTTTCACTTAAATCCGCTTGAGTTGAGAACGTGTTTGACAAGCTAGTGCCCGAAACAGTTGGGTGGGCTGTGCTGCATAATACAACACCGTCACCACCAAGTTGAGAAGTACTAAACGCGTTGTTTAGAATTTCCGCTCCCTTAACTTGTTTCGTGTTAGCCATAGAACGAGCTAATGCCCTCGCATAACGATTGCCTAATCTATCGTACAAATTGTCTTCGATTGCTTCTTCAGTAATAGCGAATGCTAGTGCCACCGTTTGGTGAGTGTATCTTGCCGTGAACGCTTCTTTTGCGTCATCGAAAGTCACTGCTGCACCTTCTGCTTTAGTAGCTGCGCCACCAAAACCAGAAAGCATTACTTCTTCTTCGAAAGCTCTGTCCGACGTTTCTGTCGTAAAGATTTCAGCTGTTTCGTTTGTGTATCTGTCGTACTCCAGTCCGAATAGGGCGTTTAGACCGGGTTCTAGTTCTTTAACTAGTTGTGCTCTTGATATTGCCATGATCTATTGTCTCCTATTACGTTTGACCTACAGTACCAGACTTATACGAGTGAGCATTGATAACAACCAACACATTAACCCCCGAAGAGGCTGTTATGTCGGAATTATTTGGATCCTGCGAAATGTCAACAGCTTTCAAAACGAAAGTTGAAGACGAATCTGCTGTAGATACATCTAGGCTTTCTTTACCTTGACCAGATAACGTTGACCCAGTTGTTGCGTTAATTTTGTAATTAGCGAACAAATGAGAAACCGTAAAAGTAGCATCCGCGTTTATTTCGAATACTACATCTGGACCATCGATAACTTGAGCCATGATGTCATTAGCAGAAATAGTTGCAGGATAATAATTTTTCCACGTCGGTTTGGAAGTCGTAGGGTCTGTATAAAATACTCCGTTGAATACACCAACAACCGGATTGCTAGTTGCGCCAGCTCTCTCGATTGTTCCATTAACAGAAGTCATTACCAAGTCACCTTGGTAAAGCGCTGTCCCATAGTTTTTAAGTATGCGATATCTGTTTTGTGCACCATTGTATGGAGATCCATCCAGTTGCCTCGCCGCTCTTAGACCGAAGTTTCCTGTTTCATTTGCCATGTTGTCGTCCTTGTATGGTTACATTGTTAAACAAATTCGATAGTGATATCAAAAAAATTATTTCTTCGAACCACCACCAAAGGTAACCCTTGATTGCCTCTCAATATTGATTGGCATCTCGGGTCGCTGTTCCTTCATAAGATCATTATCAACCGCGATAATTTGGTCTCGAGTCTTTTTCTCAAAATACTCTTTGCGCGACTGCATAATCTCTTCCGGTATCCTTGCCAGCAAATGGCCACCAACCCCGATGAGCCCTTTATATCTACCTTCCTGTATTGCGGGAAAATCATTAACACCAATTTCTTTTTCAAGAGCATCAGCCCTAACAAATTCCCACCCTTCTCTCAAAGACTTGGAGACGTTTGCAGAATCCATAAAACCCATGGTCTCTGCTCTAATCCATCTCTGTACCAAGCCTTTTGGAACAGGCGGCGCATCTAAACTTGATGGAGGAGTCCAATCCGTTTTGCGTTTTTGTTTTTCTCGCGTTTCGGACTCGCGCGTTAACGTTGTCGTTTCACTTTTTTTCATAGTTTTCTCCTATTTAACGTATTTCGCGTATTCCTCTAGTGGCACCCCTAATTTCTTAGATATTGCTATCTGTGATTTGGTGAGTCTCACAGTCTTGCGTCCACCTTGATTACGCACTGCAGGGGCAACGGTTGTGACGGGTTTCCTTTGCTCCTGTTGTTTTTCAAACTTCTGCGGAAAATAGTTCCGTATTCGTTTGTTAAGTTCACTATAGTACTCATCGCTGTCACCTACAACCCCACCCTTGAGTAAATTTTTATGAATTGCAAGTGCGGCATCATGCATAACATCGTCATCATGAAACCACTCGTTATCGTCAGCCCAGCGTTTCGCTCGGTCACTCGGAGCGGGAGCATGGGGAGTAGCCGTTGGCGGAATAATATCCGGTTGGGGCTCTTTCGCCTCTTGTTCCTTCAAAAACTTGGTTTGAGCCAGTCTTTCCTTTTCAATCGCTAACTGGGTAAGTTTCTGATTAGCATCAACAATTGATTTGGCATCTTGTCCTTCTATTGCTTTTTGCAATAA